CGCCGGGCGATGAAGAGTTACGTCGAGGTAGATCGAGAAGTTGGGAAGGTAGCTTCGTCACTTGACGAGCGCCAGCTGAATAAGCTGGCTGTTACCTTCCGCCGTGTTTTCGGTAGAGCTCTTCAGGAAGTGGAGAGATCCATTTCCCGAGGGGAGATCATTCCGAAGCACGGGCCGGGCAGTGTTGCGGATCGCAGCACCGCCAACGCCAAGTACATGGCTTGTACTTGGACGAAACGGCTAGAGTTCCTCTTCCCAGCGGGAGAGTACCTCTACCCCAACTGGGGATGGTATCACCACCTCCAGGAGGTCAACTTCCTCGAACCCCACGACGAGCCACCCGTCAGGGTGATCGCCGTTCCGAAGACAGCTGCGACTCCCCGTATCATTGCCATCGAGCCTGTGCACATGCAATATGTGCAACAGGGCATTCTCGAGGCTTTGACATCAGCTCTTAGGCGAATTCCTGCCTGGGATCTGATGGGGAACCTTGACCAGGAGCCTAATCGCCTCCTGGCTCGGAAGGCTTCGATTGATCGAAGCCTTGCTACACTCGACCTGAGTGAAGCTTCCGATAGGGTGTCTGTTCGTGTCGTTGACACTCTTCTCCGTCACTATCCTCTGTTGCGTGAGGCAGTGATGGCGTCGAGGTCGCAGACGGCCGACGTACTTGGACACGGGGTTATAACCCTGGCCAAGTTCGCTTCGATGGGGTCTGCCCTCTGCTTTCCGATAGAGTCCATGGTCTTCACGGCCATTACTCTTCAGAAAGTTGCGGGAACTCCGTACCTCACGGACGACATGGTTAAGAACCTTGTCGGCCGTGTGCGCGTGTATGGTGACGATATCATCGTCCCATCCACTGACGTCGTCGACGTGATCGAACACCTTGAAGCCTTCGGGCTAAAGGTGAACGTTCGCAAGTCTTTCTGGAAGTCAAACTTCCGGGAGTCTTGCGGTATGGATGCTTATGCAGGCGAGCAGGTAACACCTATTCGCATGCGGAAGCCTCTCCCTACCACGTCGAGTAGCGCTACCGACATCGCCACTGCGGTTGCTTTCCGCAATGAGCTATGGAGTGCTGGGGCCTTTCCGAAGGCCGTCAGACTCCTAGACGCTCATATCAGGAAAGCGCTACCCAACATCCGTTGGGTTCCGCCTGGCTTTGCCGGGATCGGGCTCTGGACGTTTGACGATAGTCTTATCGTCACACGGTTCGACCGACACTTGCACCGCCCAGTGATTCGGGCGCACAAGTTGAAGCCGATCTTGCCGAGGGATGACCTTGGTGAGCACGGAGCACTGATGAAGTTCTTCCTCAAGCGGGGCGAAATGCCTCGCGCGAAGGATCACCTTCAGCGCTACGGACGCCCGCAGGCCGTCCACATCCAGTCTGCGTGGCTAGGCACCCAAGATGGTGTCTAGGTTGGCCTGACAAGCCAACAGCCGGGAACTTAATACCTTCCCGTAGGGGCCTTGCGACCCCTACCGGGAGATGCCCA